AGAAGATAAGAAAGTAGCTCCTAAAAAAGTAAAAGAAGATTCTAAAGCTGAAAGAATTGCTAAAAGAGATAAAAAACTTTTTGAAGAAACTCAAGAAGCTCCTGGAATACCAGGAAAACCTAAATTAGATAATATAATTAATGATGGAAATGTAACTACAGGTGTTTATGTAAATGAAAATGGTGATATAGATATAGTTATTAGTAGTACAGGTACAAACCAAAATTATGTAGGATTTTATAGAGTTTATGAAGATGGTAAACCAACAAATAAATTTACCTCTAAAATGCAAGTTGTTGATGGTAAAGGGTTTGGTAAAATGATAGCAAATGCTCAAAAACAATTACCTGAAGGACATCAATGGTTAGAAACTAAAAGTGTTTCTAAAGATGGTTTAAGAGTTTGGAATAAAGCTAAACAAAAAGGATATAAAGAAGTTGTTGATGAAAATGGTAATATAGTAACTAATGAGGTAACGTTAAATCAAGCCACAAAAGAAGGTATAACTGGAGAGTCTACAGACTACAAAGATGTTGTAGTTAGTAAAGCTGAGGCTGATAATATTGTTAATGAACTTCAAGAGATATACCCAGGAATTGAAACATCTACCATTAAAGGAGGTCCAGGTAAAGTTAAAATAAAAATAAAACTACCTGTATTAGAAAGCACTACTGAAAAAGTTGATTCTACAAAAACTAAAGATAAAGTACCTACAGAAACTAAAGAAGTTTCAACTGAAATTTCAAGTTCTGAAGAAATTAAACAAGAATCAGCTGCAATTTTAAATGAATATTCAAATTCTGAAATTGCTAAAATAATAAGAAGAGAAGATGATGAATATTCTCAAAATGAAGAGTCTTTAGGTAGATTTATCGAAAGAAAAACTGAAAATGTTGAAGGTGGAAAAGCTATAGAAGATATATATGAGTATGGTATTATTCAAAGAATAATTGCAAATGATGGTTCTAAAATTCAAAGATTAGTTGATTTAAATGGAAAAGTTCATGGTATTCCTTTAATTAATCTTACAATGGATGCAAAAGAATCTGGATTGTTATTTGATGGAAAAAAAGATTTTAGTTTATCAGAAAAAGAAATTTCAGATTTCTTTAAATCTAAATTTGGTACTAAAGAAGATGTAGATGAAATTACAGATGAAGATATAGATGAAGATGATATGCCATTTGGTTATACTCCTATGTCTGAAGAAGATAAAGCTAAATTAGACAATCAAACAAAAGACAAAAAAGAACAAAGGACTGATTTAAAAAGAGATTTACAAAAAGAAAAACTTGAAGCAAATAAAATAAAAAACAATCCTGAGTTATATGCTAAAATATTAAATCATTTTCAAAAATTATTTCCAAATATACCAGTTCAACAACTTAATAATGCGTTGTGGAAAAATGGTCCATTTACTGTAGCTTATATAAATGAATTAGGTGTTACAATCAATACTGATGAAGCTTTTCAAAATACATTATTACATGAAGGAGCTCATATTATAAAAGAAATTTTAGGAGACAATCATCCTTTAATTAAAGCTGGTATGCAGTTTATTAAAGGCACAGATTACTTTAAAAATGCTCAAGTATTATATTCTGATAAAAGTGTAGCAGAACAAGCTGAAGAAGCTTTAATGGAAGCTATAGCTGATAATTCATTAGAAAAATTAAAAACTAAATTAGAAGGAACAAACTTACAAAAATTTGTTTCTTGGTTAAAAAGATTTTGGAATGCAGCTAAAAGAGCTATAGGTCTTAAAAAAGGTAAGCAATCAGTTGAAATGCTTGCTGATATGTTAGCTTATGAAAAAGCTCCTTATAATGCTGATTTAGGTTTGTTTAATGAATTTAAAGAACAGCGTTCAGCATTACATATGCAAACAGTACAAGAGGTTCAATCTACTATTTCTTTAGCAAGATTAAATTATAGATTAAATCCAGAAGATTATTTAAACCCTACTACTAAACAAAATTTAAAATATTTAGTTTATAATAAACTTGGACTTAAAGTTATTCAAGATTCTATTATAGCAAACCCTAATTCTATAAATGAAACATTATCTTCTCAAACAGTAAATCAAATTAAAGAAGAAACAGATAAAGAACTTAGGGCTCAAAAATTGTATTATGCATTAAAAGTTGAAAATAATCAATTATGGAAATTGATTGAAACAACTACTAATCAATTATCTAAAAAATCATTACCAACAATAACGGATCTTGAAGAATTAGTAAAGACTGAATTAAAAGGTAATAAAGATATTTCAGAATCGGTTAGGTCTATTGTAACAGCAATTGTTGATAATGATGGTTATTTATATGATTCAAATGAAGTTTATCAAAATATTGCAAGAATAGCTGATAAATCTATCGATATAAAGTCATTTGAAAAAAATCTTCAAGAAGATGAAACTAAAGGAAATGATATAGCTAAAAAGATTAATTTAATTTTAAATGCTTTCCCTACTAATGCAAAAAATGGTATTCTTTCTGAATTAGCTTCATTAACTACAATAGAATATAGGTCTTTAATTAAAACACATAATGTAGTTGATGGTCAGAAAGTTACACAAGTTTTATGGAAAAGAGTAAATAAAGATAGAACTGTAGATGATTTATTTAATAGGTATGCTGTAAATTATAAAAATGCTAACCTAAATCAGCTAAGATTATTAAATAGTCAGTTAAAAGATATTAAAAAAGGATTTGCAATTAAAAGATTTGTTGTTGATCAAGATGTAAATAATGCATTTTTTCAAAATGCTAAAATGTTTGTTGAAGAATTAGTTGGAGATAGTTTTACTAATGAAGAATTTAAACAGTTTTTAAATAAACAAATTAAAACAGCTCCTTCCGTAGAGAAAAAAGTTCAAAGGTTATCATATTTATTTGCAGCAAGTTCAAAAAGAGATGGAACATTTACACCTGGTTCTTTTAGTAAATTATTAAATGATATAAAAACACAAAACAAATTTGATAAAAAAGAATTTTCAGGTGTTTTAAGAAATTTAGCGATTGCTAAAAAGGGTGATTCAATTTCATCAAATTTTGTTAATCAAGCTGGAAATAATGTAACTGCAACTAAATTAGGTTATTGGGTTAATCAATTTGGTAAAATGTTTGCTTATGATAATAAATTTAGAAATGAATTATTAAACTCTACATTATATAAAGCTAATCCAGTTTTAAAAGAGTGGGCTAAGTCAAAAGAAATTCCAGAATGGTTTATACATGACGCATTTGAAAACACTGGTTTTAGTGGAGCTATAGAACACAATAATGCTACAATTAATGATATTGTTTTAAATAACTTTTTTTATTATTCTCAAAATAAATCTAATCAAAAATCATACGCACAATCAATAGGTGTTACTGGAGATAGAGGACATTTAACATATTTTAAAGTACCTAAGTATAGTGAAGAACAATTAATTAACGAATATAAAATAAGAGCAAAATTAGATGAGGCTTTGTTAAATAGAAAAATAAGAGATAAAGGTGTTTCGCCAAAATCTTTAGTAAATCAATTTAATAAACTTTCTTTAAATCAAGCTGTTATATTTGATGGTAAAGTTGAAGTATTTATAGATGCAGTTGGAGATTATGAGATGTCACTTCCTCGAGTTCGAAAAAGAGTAGAAAATCTATATAAATTATTAGAAAACTCAGGAACATTAGAAGCTCTTGCTCAACAAAATCCTTCTGTAATAGTTGATGGTAAAATAAATAAGGATAAAGTAAATGAATTAATAACAAATTATATTTACACTGAATCATTAAATAGGTCTTATTTAACTGATATTTATGCTGGTCCAGCTATAGATAGAAAATCAGTTGCTGATGTAATGAAGCGTATGGCTGGTTTAAATTCAGGCGGTAAGCTTATTCAAATAGATAAACCAGTTCATGTGTTTGTTTTAGATACTTCAGGAGCAGATGGAAAAATTATGTCTGATTCATTTTCATTTAATGGTTCACATTTAGCAAACCATATTTCAGAACAAAGTGGAAGTACTGATGTAGTTGGTGTAAATATGAAAGATATGCTTTATCAAATTAGTAACGATGGTGGTCTTGATTTTTATAAAATGTCAACTTTAAATGTTACTGGTGAAATAGATGATAATTCATTAACTCAATTTACTGATTCTAATAATCTAACTGAAGGTTATAATGCAATTGGAAATGCAATTTTAGAATTAGAAAAAGCTTTAGGTGATAATGCATATGTTAAAATAATTGATAAAGATGTTGTTAAAGGAGATTTGTCTCAATATGATAAAATTCCAATTAATGAATTTCTTGCAGATCCAGCAAAAGTAAAAAATAGAAATACTCTTAAAGAATTTAAAAATTACAGAGTAGCATTTAATCTTAACAAAGATTTATCAAAAGTTCCATTAGCTAATCAAAATGTAATAATGTCTACACAATTAGCTAAAATTTTATTAAATCATGATGTATCAATTGAAGAAATTGAAAATTTTGAAAATGCATTAGTATCTGTATTAGATGATTCATTAAAAGAAAATCAAACATTTAGTAAGTTAAATAACATTAATAGATTATTAAATGAATTAACTAAAGATTCAGAAGAAAATACAAAGTCAGAAATTATTGAAATTCTTTCTGAAATGAAACGATTAAATAGTGGAACTTTTGAAACTACTTATAGAATTGGAAATTATAATTACTCTCAATCTCAAGTAGCTAATTTAGGTTCTATAAATGAATCTGCTAAAAAATATGCTGATAATTTAATAACTAAACAAGAGTGGCAAGATATATTAAATAAACATGAAATGTCTGAAGAGATGTTTAATGAAGCCATGACTAATAATGTTATAAATAGATATAAAGGAAAAGATTTAGGCGAATTTGCAACAACAATTAAAAAAAGTAAAAAAGTTAGTGTATTATTAGATTCTTTTGATCATCCAAATTTAAAACCTATGGTTGAGCAATTTATATCAAGTAGGTTAACAAAACAGGGTATAAGAACTAATATGTCTGGTATGTATGCACATATGCTTCCAGATTTTACAGATAAACTTAAAGGTTATAAAGAAAATGGTTTAGAGCCAATGGAAATTGGTGTTCCATGGTCGTTATTTATACAAAAAAGACCAGGGGAATCTGATGAAAGTGCCAAAGGAAGAGCTGAAGAATTATTAAAAGAAAAACCAGAATTATTTAGAAATGTTGTTGTTCGTGTTCCCGCTTCAGGAGCTGTATCAAGTTTTGCTGGACAAGTTAAGTTTTTTGTTGATGGACATTCAAATACAGCTATTGTTCCTAAATCATATATGGAGGCAGCAGATGCAGATAATGATGGAGATAAAGTGTTTGTTTATAGAGCTGATTTAAATAAAGAAAGTGAACTTTTAGAAAGTAATAAAACAAAAGCTTTTAACCAGGTTTATGAAAAAGCAAATTCTAAAGCTCAAAAAGAAGCTGCAGTAAAAGGAGATTTATCTTTAGATAGAATAAAAGAACTATTAAAAGAATTTGATTTATACAATGAAGATGTTTTTCAATTAAACAGTAATGAGGATTTTGCTAAGTTAGCAAATAACATGTCTTTTGGAGCAGATGCAATTGGTATATGGGCTGTAGCTTCTAAAATGTTATCTATGCTTTCACAGTCACAAGAACAATTAAAAAAACCTATTTCTTTTGGTTTTGAAAATGGAAATTTAGTTGATATAAAAAGACAAAAATTTACTAACAATGCATTAAGTGATGTAGCAGTATTTTTACAAGCAGCTCTTGATATGGGTAATGATCCAGTTCACATTTCAACAGGAGTTAATGAATATACTATAGGTGTCGCAACAGCATTATCTTTAATGGATGTTTCTTTTGAAGAAATTATTCCTTTTTTAAATTCAAAACCTATTGCTGATTTAGTAAATGAAATTGATAATGCTAAAACAAATTATATAGATAAATCTTCTTTTAGTATTAATAAATTCTTGAAAGCAAAATTAAACGAATTTGACGCTAAAAAAGGAAGTAAGTCTAAAGCTGAAATAAAAGCAATTATAGAGAACGGTGGTCAAGTAATACAAAAAGATCAAGTTGTTCCTGGTATATTTAAAACTGGAGATACATATTATAAAGTAGAAGAAATAGAAGCAAATGTTGCTAAATATTCTTTTGCTACAGAATCTGATTTAGAATCTTCAGATAATTTAGCAATTATTAAAAAGTTTGCAGAAATTCAAGAATTAGCTTCAGAATTACAAAGACTAATACCAGTATTACAATTAGATAATAAACTTCCTAATAATGGTTTTGATACAAAAAAATCATTAGAAGTAATGGCAGATTTAAGAAATGATGGTTTTTCTTTTACTACTGATAATTTAGCAAAAAGACCATTGATTAAACATTACTCTAAAATGCTTGTAAAATTAAATGGTTTTTATAATGCAAGATTTTATATAAATGATAATCAATTCTATGATCTTGGTATGCAATTAGCTACTCAAATTTTTGGAAAAAATTCAGCTATTTATAAACATAAAGAAACTTTTGAATCTATAAAAGATACTATGTATTTATGGAGAGCACAAAAAGAGTTTAACAATCAAATTGATTCAGCTCCTGTATTTATACAAGATACTGTTAACAAATTTGAAACAATTATAAATTCATTAAACAATACTAATGAAAGTAATTTGTTTATTTCAAAACCTTATGGTGTTAGTGATCAAGCTTTTAATCAAGTTATGAATCAATTGAAATCAGCAAAAGAAATGAGTGTTCAAACTCCAGAAGTTTTTACTAATGAATTGAATAGACTAATAACTTCTGAAAATCAAATTGAACGTATAATTGGAGAAGCAGTTGTTAAAAATCAAGAATATGCTGCAATAGGAAATCAATTAAGTAATAATGCATTTATTAAACATTTAACAATTCAAGAAACTAAAGATGGAACTAAACATATTGTGCCAGTTAAATTAATTAATGATATTTCTGTTTCTGGATTAAAAGTAATTCAAGATGCATATAATAATTTAGCTAATATTGAAGGTGGAGTAGGTTTAACTTTACAAAAAGAGATTAGAGCTTATGCAATGTTAAGATTTGGTATGGCTTCTAAAATGGGAAGTATATCTAAAATGTTTCCAACAGGAATGTCTATTGCAGTATTAAAAAATTCTCGAGATTTTAAAAATAATGCTATTGACACTCAAAGTGCAACTAATTTCTTTGTTAACCCAAAAAATATTGAAATGTTAAAAGCAAATACAGCTATTATGATGAAAGAAAAATTACCATTAGCTGTACCTACAGATAGACAAATTTCAAGTGATTCAGATTTAGCTTATGGCACATATTATGCACATTCTGAAGGAGTTACTGTAAATACAAAATCAGATTTTGTTAATATTAATAATGATGTATATAGAAGAGTACCTGAAAGTAATATTTTTCAAAATTTAAAAGGTCTTGGTGGAATGAAAGAAAAAGGTTATACTGTATTAATTAAAGATAAAAACAGCTTTGATTTAAGCAATAGAGAAGTACAAGATAATGCTAATCAAATTAAAAAAGAATGTTAAATGACGTGTCCAAATAAATCAAACCCAGATTGGATAGCATTAGTTGATGCTGTAGGAGAAAAAGCAGCTATTGAGGCTTATGTTAGAAATAATTATGATATACCTAAATTAAATGGATATGTTAATCCAATTAATGAAGGATTGACTGGTACAAAATTTAATCAAGTTTCTACTCAAACTAAATTAAATGAAGCTCCTAAAATAGCACAAGAAATTATTAATAAATTAAATACTCAAATGCCTGATGTACAGGTTAGTTTAGATGGTTTAATTAAAGATGGGAAATGGATAAAAATACCACCAGGTCAAGATGGTATGCATAATAGAAATGCTTTTGTTGGTGCTGTAGCTTGGGCTAATGATTCTATGTTAGAAACTCCACCTCATGAATATGCTCATGAATATATCGAGATGTTTAAAAATCATCCTTTAGTAAGGAAAGCAATTATGGCTTATGGCTCAGAAGGATTAGCTATTAAAATGGGTCAAGATTTTGTTAATCGAACATTGTCTAAAAATCAATTGCCTTTAATAGAAAGAATATGGGATGTAATTAGAAACTTTTTTGGATCTAAAGATGTAGCAGATATTATTTCTGATAATTTTTATAAAGGAGAAATGATGTCAGGACAAATTTCTGAGGGTAATAATATTATAAGTTATAATACTAAAAAACAACCATTAAAAAGAATTAAAGGAGCTTTTGATAGTAAAGGAAAGTTTGATGAAAATTCAGTTGTTTTAAAAACTATTGATACAGATAGAGCTGTTGATTATATAATGCAAACAATGGCTGGTTATAATGTTTTTGGAAATTTAAAATCAGAATTTGATTTTGATGTAGGACAAATTGTAGATAAAGTAGAGGGAGAAGTTAATCCTGATAGAGCTGCTCTTGTTTTTAAGTATATAATGCAAGCTGTTCAAGCAACAGATAGAGATGTTAATGGTAAATATGCTAATAGAGCTGGTATATCAATTCAACAAATAAGAGAATTACAAAAACGATTATTTGATCAAGAGCATGTAAAAGAATTATTAGATATTTTACAAGGCAACAAACCTCAACCAGCAATAAATAACTTAACTAAAATTTCTAAAGATTATTGGCTTTTAGTAAGAGCAATGCAAAAATTAAATTATTTAGAAAAAGTTAAAAATGGTGTAATTGCTGATAATAATAAAATAATAAGCAAAGTAACTTTAGCTGAAGAAATTACAAAAAACATAGAATCTTTAAATCAAAAAAGAGCAGATTTATTAGATAAGAAATTTAAAAATCCATACATAAGAAAATTTGTAAAATGGTCTAATAAACAAATAACTGATTATTTTATAACTCCGTATTTAACTGCTAAATATTTAGCTGGTGAAGATTCAGTGTTTATGGATATGTTTTATAGGGGGTTAGATAATGCTGATACTAATAAATTAAGAATACTACAACAGTTTGATAAAGATTTAGCTTTAAAACAAGAAGTTAAAAACCGATTGGGTAAATATTCTGCATTTTCTGATTCTAATTTAGATATAAGTAGTTATAAAGGTTTAGAATTAGACCTTATTGTTAATGATAATCAAACAAAAGTAAAGCTTACAGATGGTGAAATACTTTCTTTATATCTAACAGCACAACAAAAAGGAGATCAATCTATTTTTCCAGATTCTGATAGCCCACGATTAACATTAATAAAGCATGGTTTTCAATTAGATAAAATTGAAGGTAGACCCGGAATGGCCAAGACAAGATATAATTTTAGTGAAGGAACTTTACAAGCAATTGAAAAGCACGTTGAATCTAATCCAGATTTAATGCAAGTAGTAAAAAATGTAAATAAATCTTTAGATAATTTATTTGTTCCATTGTCAGAAACTTTTAAACAACAAAATGGTTTTTATCTACCTAAATATGAAAATTACTTTCCTGTAACAACATATTTAGGAGCATATGACATGAAAGTACAAAGAAATAATATTGAAAGCTTTAAATCAATTAGAGATAGAGTAGGTTCAGGTAAACCTTTTTATATTTCTGATGTAAATAAAGTTTTAGCTTATCATTCACAAAATGCATCTTCATATTCTGCATATGCTATTCCTATAGAAAATAATAGGAAAATTATTAAAATGTTAAAAGATGAATATGATGGTGGTGGTAAAGAATATGAAACTATAAATAAACTTTTAGATCAAGCAGAAAGTAAATTAGTACAATTAAATGACCCTACATTTTTATCTACTTCTGAAGGAGAAACAAGACTTGCTAATACTTTAAATAAAGGTATGAGTAATTTTGCTGTTGCAGTATTGTCTTGGAATATACCAGTTATGATGAAACAGCCTATTTCATATATGGCTGCAAGAGAAATGATAAATGCAAAATATTTAGCTAAAGCTGGTTGGGGAGCTGGTGGTATAGCGGGTATTTCTCCTAAACAAATTTGGGATTCATTAAGTGTTCCTGGAGTTAAAGGTGGTAAAACTATATTGCCTGTTGAATGGCAAATGGATGAAAAAAACCCAGCTTATCAAGAAATTATAAAATGGTCTCCAAAATTAACTGCAAGATTTGATGGTGCTGTTTCTAAAGAAATGGGTGAAGCTATGTTTGAAAAAAAGTTTGGTAAAGATGAAATTACATTACCAGGTTTAAAAAATAAAAATGGTGATAATTATAAAGTTTCACGAGCAAGGTTAATGGAAGGTATTAAAATATTTGATGCTGCTACTGTAATGTCAATATGGAGTGCTGTTCAAGAAGAAGCAAAAGAAATGCACCCAAGTTTAAAAGAAGGTAGCAATGAATTTATGGAACATGTAGCACAACGAACAGAAAATATAGTTAATGCTACACAGCCTACTTTTGATTTAATGAATAGAACTAATTTAAGTTCTATGAAAAATCCTTTTGCAAGAACATTTTCTATGTTTGGTTCAGCAAGAAGTAAATTAGGAGCATTAATGATAGATGGTTTTTATGACGCTATGATGAATCCTACTAAAGAAAATAAAATTAAATTGTGGAAAAGAACATTTAATTTAGCTGTTTTAAATGGTTTAGCTATATCTATGGCAAATGCATTAGCAATGGGGTTTGATTTTGATGATGAAGATAAAGATGGAAGAGTTGTTGATGATATAGGTAATTGGACAAAATATCAACTTGTAAATAATGCATTTGGTAACTTTTATTTTGGTGGTGAAGTTTCAAGATTTATTACTTCAAGAATAGATGATGCACCATGGAGAAGTGAAATTGACAATCCTTTAGAACAAGTTTTAAATGATGGATTAGAAGCTACTACTAAAATTATTAGAATAGGAAAAACAGATAAAAGAACAGGTGAGTGGAATTACACAATAGATAATGGATTGTGGCAAATGGTTGATGTTGGAACTAAAATGATGGGAATGCCTAATAAATTAGTTAAGTGGCCCGAAAAATCTTATGAATATTTTATTGGAGATGAAGAATAAAAAAATTAAATTTGTTAAGTCATGGCTTTAGAACTGGATTTTGATTTAAGTATTACAGATTGTTGTGATGAATTACAGTTTTGTGATACTACTTGTGTTGTTAATCCTGATGAACCAGCACTTTGTTGTGATGGTTACGGAGCTTTAAATAATCCAAACATTTCAGATATATATTCTACTTCATTTAATTGGGTTTTACCAAGTGGAGCAGTTTATAATAATGTTAACCCTGGTTGGTTACAAGGATTACAAGCGTGCTATTCGTTACAAATTACTGGTGGTGTAGGTGGAAATATAGGTGTTGCTATAAATAGCACATATATAGGAACAACATTTTTTAATACTGATTTATCAAATACTGCTACACAATTAGTACAAAGTATTAATTCACTTTCAGCTGGAACTGGATGGTGGGCTTACAAAGATCAAAACGATACAACAGGTACTACTGTTGTTATTTGTAATTTACAAAATGGAATTGGTTTTAATGCATTACCTGTATTAGTTAGTGCTGATGGTACTATGACAACATCTTGGTTAGTTGGTGATGAAACAAGTGGTGGTAGAAATGGAGATGCGTGTTTTACTGTTAATTTAGATGATGTAGTTCCAGATCCATGTACTGTAGAAAGTTTTCCATCTTGGTTAGATGGAGTATATACGTTAACATATATTGTATATGATGTTAATGGAATAGAAATAACAAGAAAAACTAAAAAATTCTTTATAGACTGTAATGCTAAAAAATGTTTAAAGACGTTGATTAAAGCTTTGTTAGACGATTGCAAAGATTGTGATGAAGCAGATCCTCGTATAGTTATGTTAAGGTCAAAGTTAGATGCAGCCAGAAATCAATTTGATGAATGTTTATATGAATGTGCTCAAGAAACAATTGAGTCCGTTAGTAAGCAATGTAGAAACTTTTGCCTTGATTGTGACTGATGAGTTTAATAAATGACATAAATAATAATCTGACTTTTTTAAATGCTTTTAAAGCGTCAATGCCATTTGTTATTACGGTTGATCAAATTTGGTGTGATAACGCCACAAAAACATCATTTACTCCTGAATCTCGTTCTGGTTTTTATTGTGAACCTTGTTTTTGGTTAAAACCATCAGATAGTTGTGATACATTTTACATGATAGATAAATCTAACTATTGTGGAAATGAAGGTTTAAATTGTCCTTATAGTGTTTTAACAATTGGGCTTCAAGAGTTTTGGTTGTTGCCAAATGATATTAATCAATATAGTGTTGATTTTAAAGGTTGTTGTGATACAGAATGGACAAATGTATTAGGTTTAAATACTTTTTCACAAAATTCACAAACTGCAATTACAGCTTCAAGGGGAGATGGGTGTTATAGAGTAAATGTAACAATAAGTGTAGATGTTTATGAAAATGTTGATATTGGAAGAGAGCCTGTATTAGTTTTTGTAGAAACAATACAAAAAACTTATTCATATACTATAACTATTGATTGCTGTGCTACGTTAAAGAAGAATTTAATAGAAAAAGTTAAATGCAAATTAGGATTAATTTCTTGTCAAATTAATAGTAATGAAATAGTTGGTAAAAAAACTACACGTCTTTATAATGATATGCATAGGCTTTTAAATATATTATGGGTATTAGAAAACTTTCCATTAGATTGTAAATGTATTCAGTCATTAAAATGTGGTTTTGATAAAATTAAAAATTGTTAGATATGAGTAATTGTTGTGATAATGAAAATAAAATCTTTATAAGTGATATTATATATGACTGTGAAGAATTTCAGTGTGCTGGATTGCCAGCGTTAACTATAAAGCCTTGTATGACAATGTGTGAGGTTTTTAACATCATATTAACACAGTTATGCACATTATCAGGTGCTGGAGATATAACTGCTTCAAATGTAGGTGGTGGTATAGGTGTTTTTTATCAAAAAGTGGCAAGTGATTTAGAGTTTAAAACTCTTATTGCTGGAGATGGAATACAATTAGATAATGTATCTAATCCAGAAGAAATTATAATTACATCTACAGCTGGTACAAGTGCTGCTTGTATAGAGGCTCAAATTGATTATACACTTGTACCTGGACCATATAGTGCTTCTAATAATTTACCTTCATTAACGTTTAATGTAGTTGCTACAGGAACGTATAATATTTCTGTAACTTTAGGTGCAAGAATAGTACCTAATGATAATGTAACATATCAAGTTTATGTTAATGGGTTGCCAGTTGGTTTTCCTTACTTACATACTAAAGATAATACAGCTACTGGTGGCGATTATCAAATTTGTCATTTTGAAACTTGTAAGCCTTTAGTTGCTGCTGATGTTGTAAATGTAGTTGGTATTGCAGCCGGAGTTGGTCAAGGAACTACTATTGGGTCGTGTAATTTGTTTATACAAAGAATTGATTAAAAAAGAATATTATGGGAAATTGTTGTTGTAATAAAAAAACAAAACTTAAAAGTTGTAAATGTGGTTCTACTGATGGAACTTATAATATTGTAATACCAAGTAAAGATTTTAATTGGGAAGTATTTGATATTAATTTAGGAGCTACAGCTGATCCTTTAACGTTTATTGATAATGATTTTCAAGTATGGTATGATAGAATGACTTGTGATGATACTATAAGAGTTACATTGTCTACAAATGATACTTCGGTTGATAAAATATTTTTTGGAGTACCTACAGTTTCTGAATTTACATTTAGAGATGTTCCGGCAGATAATAGTACATTTACATTAGGAGATTTATATATAAGATTTACAGGTGTTCCAGCTCCCGGCACAGTAGTAACTTTTTATGTAGATCATGAAGGGTGTTCAAGAAAAAGAAAACAAACTGGAACAGCAATAGTACCTTAATTATGAATAATACATTAAATAACAATCCAAATGATTTCAGAAATTGGAAAGATGCTGTAAATAATATTTATGGTGTTTTACACAATTTAGGTGGTGGCGCTACACAAAATGTAAATGATAATTTAGTTGTTGAAGGAACAAGTAATTCTACAACTGCAATTGCTATTTATGGTATAAATGTTATAGAAACAAGTACTGCTGTAGATAGAGCGTGTAAATTACCTGAAGCTAAAACAGGTCGCTCTACTACTTTTGTAAATAATTCTTCTTTACCAATATTAATATTTCCTTCTGCATTAGGAGGAAGTATTAATAATGTAATTAATGGAGTTGCTACTATTCCAAATGATGGAAAAGCATATACATTTTATTGTTATGAAAATCCTTTACCTGGAGCTTGGACTTGGAGCCCTCCAGCTACTACTCAATATGATAGTGGAGAAATAGTTTGTGATACTATAGCTGGTGCTGGTGTTGGTCGTTACAACGTAGCCATTAGTAGTAACTATGCTAAGGAGTCAGATGGTGCAGGTAGTGCAAGTACTTTTTGGGTGTTTGATTGTCAAAATAGAGATTTAATTGGCGAAGATGCACCTGATTTTTTACCTCATTCTTTAGGAGATACTCATGGTGTTTCTGGTACAGCTTTATCAGCAGACATAATGAATATTACTAAAATTAAAGTATACACAAACGCATATGTTCCTGGTGGTTCTCCTATGTATTGTGGTATGGCTTTAGGTTGTGGTTTTTCTGTTTATGATAGCGATCAACCAGGAGGAACTTTTATTACTAACGGTGCTTCAACAGCGACAAGTGGACCAAATAGTAACAGTAGTACTTGGGAAACTGTTCCTGGTGCTACTTTACCAACAAATACATTAGCTCCTAATATTGGAGATCCAGGTACACAGTATATAAGTATTGACGTACCTTCTTGGGCGTTAATTGCTAATTATATAAATCTTGGACCAGCTCAATATATTGGACCAGATACTACTCCAGGACAATTTATATGGTATGCTGGAGGTTGGCAATTTTTTATTCAAAGTCAAAATGATTTTACAGATTTCAAATATCGTTTTATATTTGAATATAATTAAATAATAAAAACAAATAAAATGGAAATAGTAATGGAAAAAGAAAATGGAGTTGTTGTAAATAATGTTTACACTAACAAAGAATTAATTGAGTTAAATATTTGTTTTACGCAAATATTAGATACTTGTACTGAAATGAATGGTAAGTTTATTTATGCTATGCATAAAAATGTAACTAAGCTTGAACCATTTTTAGATAAATTAAATGCTAAAAGATCTGAAATTGTACAAGAATTATCTGAAAAAGATAAAGATGGAAAACCAGTCTTAAAACAAGATGAAAATGGAAATCCTAAATTATCTTATAAAGGTAAAAATGAAGAAAAAGCTAAAGATACTTTTAACAAAGTATTAACTGAAAATATGACAATTGATTTTCATTTCATTAATTTAAAAGATTGGGAAAGTGTAAATGGGGTTAATCTAAATAAAATAACAGGTTTAGGTTTGTTTATGGATAGGATGATTGTAGAATGAGAAAAGATATTACAATATCAAAATTAGCTAAAGCTATGAATAGGCTTGGTTATTCTGTTTTTGAAACTGATACAAAAGCATACAATTTAAATATTGTAGGTGTTAGGTCTTCTAATCCTATAGTAAATGAATTTAATGATTTAATGTGTGTCTTTTGGAAATATGAAGGAAATTGGAATATTTATAAAATGCAAATGACAAGTTTACCTGGAGTTTATTGGTTAGCTAATCCTTCTAATCCTTTAGGTTGTGCTATTTTAAAAGAAGGTCAATATAAAGGAGTTTATAAAATTGATAAACATTCTGGAAAATATGATGCTTTGTGTCAGAGATTAGGAAATGTTACAGTATATCGAGATGATAATCGAGATAGAAATTATGATGAAATTTCTGGTACTGAAGATACAGGTATGTTTGGTATAAATATTCATAAAGCACATGCAGATTATGAATTAGAAACAGTAGATAAATGGTCTGCTGGTTGTCAAGTAATACAAGATCCTGATGAATATGAAATACATATGGATGTTGTAAAAAAATCTGCAGAAATATGGGGAAATAAATTTACCTATACATTAATTAACGAAAACGATTTAAATTAAATATTATGGCAAGTAGTTCAGATATATCATTAGATTTAATACAAAAAGGTGTTACAAGAACTCCACAATTTACAAGAGCTGCTGGTGCGGGTACTGTAGAAAAAGGAGCTCGTTCAGTAACTTTTTTTAATGCTGGAGCAGCAAATGCTACTGTATTAGGAACAAATTTATTACCACAAGAAAAAGTAACTATTGATGGTGGTGGTCAATCTGATCATTTAGATGAAATAGCATTTGATGGTACAGGAACTGATTTAGTAATCGTAACAATTATATAATTATGGCAATTACAGATTTTGAAAAACAAAGCTCAGGTGGTGGTAGTGGCGTTACTGATGTAACAGCAACAGCTCCTATTACTTCAACAGGTGGTGCTACTCCAGATATTGGAATTTCAGCAGCAACTCCACTTACGGATGGTTCTATGAGTGGTTCAGATAAAAATAAATTAAATGGTATAGCTGCTGGAGCTCAACCAGGTACAGTAACAGGTGTTAGTGCTGTTGCTCCTATTACAGTTATTGCTTCTCCAACTTCTCCATCTGTAGGAATAAATCAAGCTGGAGCAGGCTCTGATGGTTATTTAGATTCTACAGATTGGAATACTTTTAATAATAAAGGAGATGGTGTTGTAACAACACTAACAACTTCTGGTTCGGGTGCTGCAACTTTAGTAGGTAGTACTTTAAATGTACCAACTCCAACAGGAACTGGTGATATGTTAGCAGCTACTTATGACCCTACAGGTGTTGCTGCTGATGTTTATGATTATAGTAATCAATTAGGTATTACACAAATGCCTGCTGCTCAAATTACTACATATACTGAATCTGGTGGTGGTTCTGTTGAAATTGATAATTACGACCTTTCAACTTATAATGTACATTACATTGATCCTGGTGCTCATGATAGAGATTTTACAGGAATGGTAGCTCCAAGTGCTGGTGTACAAAGAATTGTAGTAATAATAAATGTAGGAACTAATAAAAAATTAAAATTTAAAGATAATGATGGAGATAGTGATGCTGCAAATAGATTGCTATTATCAGATACTGATGATTTTGATTTATATGAGGGTGGTTCTGTGCAGTTTATTTATAATCATACAACAAGTAGGTGGCATACATATACTTATTATTAAAATAAATATCTTTAGGTTATGAAAAATTAACCTTTAGATATGATGAATGTTAAAAGAAGAAGAAAAAGAAAAAGAAGATTAAGAAAAAACAGAAGAAAAAAAAGAAAATTTAGAAAAATGGCAAGAAAATTTTATAAAGAAGATAACGAAGCTATACCAGCTATAAAGTTTGAATTAACTCAGCCAACAGGATATACAGAAATAACTGACTCTATAGAAATTAAGAGATTATATATAAGACAATATGGATATAGGATTAAAGATGGTAAAAATTATGTATTAAATTATACAGCTGATAGATATTTAGATGTATTAAATGGTACTTATACGGAAGCAGAAGTGTTTGCTTTAGAAAATCACATTAAAGATTTGTATGATCAATTAAATAATGGTTGGTGGTTAACTGCACAAAATACTAATAATGTATTAATTTTGGATGGTATTTATAACCAAACAATGAAAGACAGTATTCAAGCTGTTATAAATGAATATGTAACTAATAATTATTAATAAATAAAAACAAAAAACAATGAGAATTAATGAAGACCCAAGACAATTTAATAATTGGATAGACGCTGTAGTACGAATTTTTAGATATTTAAATTCTGCTTTTTTTAGTATTGATTTATTAGCAGATAAAATTTCTACAGAAAGTTCATCTGGTTCAGTTCCAGCTCCTTTTTTACAAAAAACAGCTACACAAATTTCTTATCCTGATGGAACAGTGTTACAAGGATGGAAATTAACTGGTGGTATGTTATTAACTGGTTCTAATATATATTCTGAAGTTCAAGGAACATTAACAGTAGGTTCTTTTGATGCAAACCCTGCTAATGCTGGTTTTTATATTGCTTATGATTTAAGAGGTTCTGTAAAAGCTATTGAAACAGCAGCTCCAAATACTTTTGATGTTATTAATTCATTTGGTTCAGGAGCAGATATGCAAGATACTACTACAGGTGCTCTTGTTAAATCTGATTACATGGGTGTATCATTAGATGATGACGGTAATGGTGAATACATTATTTCATTAAAAGCAGCTGGTGGAAATGCTAATCCATGCGAAGCTGAAGTTTTTTACCAATTTGAATTTTTATGTTACTCAGAAGTAACTCCACAATTAAGTTAATATTTAAAATATAAATTATGCCAATAGAAGAAAAATTTGCAGCAGATGCAACAGTAAAAGATAAAAGAGTTCAAGAAATGGCTTATACTGACGTAAGAATGTCTGTTAAAACCATAACTGAAACAGTAGCTATACAACCTAAAACAGCTGTAAGCACTGCAACTGAAGATGTTCCAGTAGCAGTAGAATATAAATTTAGAGAACCATCATTAGAAGAATTAGAAATTATAAAAGAAAATGCTAAAGCTATTAAAGAAGATGGTGCTTCAAGTGCTGATGATAAAGGTGCTGCTGAAATCTTAGAAGATGTAGCTGAAAATCAAAGAGAAATTAAAGATAAAGGAGAAAAGAAAATATCAATTAGATATAGATCTTCTCGTGAAATGTTTAGCTCTATTAAATTGTTAATTGCTCCAGAACCAGGTTCAGATCAATTAGCAAAAATTTTGAAATATTCTCAAAAGAAAATTGAATTTCAAACTTATTTAAGTAGTAGAGGTTTTGCTGGCGGTGCTGTAATTAATTCACAAAATTTATTAAAAGGTAGAGCAAGTTCTATAAATGCAATGACAGCTCCAGTTCAACCTGAAGTTAAATATGCTGATTTATAAAAATGGCTCTTATAATAAACGAAAATCCAAAAGCATTTAGAAATTGGGATGCTGCAGTTGTTAGAATTTATGAGATTTTAAGACAATTAAATTCTGGCAGTGGAGGTACTGGTCTTTTTGGTTCTACATATTTTGTAGCTCCTGAAGGTGATGATTCTACTGGTACTGTTGGTAGTTTAAGTAATCCTTGGAAAACAATTTCAGCAGCAAGAAATCAAGCTGTTGCAGATGGATTAAGTTCTTCTTTAATATACGTTTGGCCTGGTGTATATGATGAAACAGAATTACAATATCAAGATGGTAAAATGTATTTATCAGCAGGGGTTTTATTACAACCTTCTGCTAAAATAAATGGTTCTACTGGATTAAGTAATGTTGTATCTATAAATCAAGTTGAAAAAGAATTTAGATTTTTAGGGAATTGGCAATCATATTTAGAAGTTGGAAAAAAGTTTGAAATATTAGGCGGTGGTGCTAAAGATGGTAAATACACAATTGTATCTGCTTTAAATACTGGACCAAATACAAGTGTTGTTGTTGAAGAAGCAATTCCTGATGCAATAGTTTCTGGATATTTAAGAAATACTGAAGCTATATTTATATTAGGAGCAGACCCTTTAAATGCTCCAGCAACTTCTTATTCTACTAAGTTTGATTTATATGGTGAAGGAGATATTAATATTGTAGAATCTGCTGATGGAGATTGGTCAAAAGGAGTAGCTACAGCATTTGGAGATTCTGAATTTTATGGTGAAGCTGTAGAATGGAGAATGCAACAAGGTGTTATGTTAGGAGCATATGATAATGCTATAATGAACTTTAATGGAAGTTTAATAGAACATTATGGGCCTAATAATGGTGGTTATGTATGTACTGCAAGAGATGCTTCTAAAACTACATTTAATTTTGATGAAGTAAAATGTTCAGCAAGTTGGGCTTTTTATGTTAGAAGAGGAAGTACAGCTAATTTTTCTGGTACATGTATTATTACTGCTAATAAAGTTACTCAAACAGGTGGTTTTCAAAATATTGCATGCTCTGATATGAATGATTCTGGAAGGTTTATATTAAATGTTCCTATTATTGATTCTGAAAATTATGTTTTAAATTTTAGTGATATCTCTGGTGGACAACTTATTTTTAATGGAAATATGTATTCTACAGGTGCTTCAGGTAATGGTTTAGTTGGACAAAATATGTCTGGAGGTGAAATTATTGTTAATGGAAATATTATAACTGAAACTGGAACTACTTGTTTAACAATAGGTGGAATGACTGGTGGGGAAATTTATATAAATGGAGATCAAGCTTGTACAAATGGTAATGATAGTTATTTATTAAACGTACCATCAGGAAGTGGTCATAGATTAAGATTAAATGGTTCAGTTAAAAATACTAATGGTGGTGTTTTATGTACAGGAATTAGTAAAGGAGGTAATGATTTAGTTATTGAAAATTTAAAAATTATTTCAGACGGAGATAGTATTACTTCAGGAGCAGCGCAAGATATTAATGTAATACATTCTTTAGCTTGTGATAAAGCTTTAAATGCTAATGTAACTAATGTTGTTGTTGGAAGTAATGTAATAATAGATGCTAATGTTATTTAAATTTAAAAATTATGCCACATACTGAAGAAAGTTCAAGTGAAGAAGTAAAAGAAATATATTTTGAAATGTTTGGTTATTATCCGGATAATGTTCCACCTAATCCAAATGTTCCAAGCCCCCCTGGAGAATAGTTATTAATTTAATAAAAGTGAAGAATGATTTTTTTGGAAGTTACTCCTACAAATGTTAATGATATGCATATTAATATTAAAGATGTTATATATTTTGTAGGATTTGTTGTAACTTTATTAACAGCGTGGTTTAAATTAAAGCATGATAATGATAAACAAACTGATCAAATTAAGCATTTAAAAGAAATGGCTGAGGGCTATAAAAAAGATTGTGATGTAGCGTTTATGAATGCTAAACATAGCAGAACTGCTATTAGAAAAGATTATGATGATAAAATTGAAAAAGTAAGAGTAGAAAATAAAGAAACTAAAGATTCTTTAAACACTGAAATTCAAAATTTAAATACAAGCTTAACTGCTGTTAAAACAGATACAGCAGAAATTAAGGGAATGATAAGTACATTGTTAAATAAAAAATAAAAAATAAAATCATGGGAAAAGGTAAATCACACGATGGATGGTCTGGATTAAGACATGGGAAACCAGTTGTTAAACCAGCTCCACAAGCTAAAACTTACGGTGGGTTAAAAAATTCAACTGATATAAGACAACAATCTAAATAATGGCTAAAAAGAAAAAGGTTACAAAACCTAAATCTAAAAAATCTAAGTCTCCAAAAAGACCAAAGAAATCAAAGTCTTCAAGTTCTTATAGGTATTAATAAAAAGGTTATTAAAATGAAAAATCGTTTATTTTCAAATTATGTTACAACTGTTTTAGGAGTATTAATTATAATATTCTGTGCTGTAATGATGTTTATGGAAAAAGCTAACTCTACTGAACTTTCAGGATGGTTAGCTCTTGGAATAATGTTTCTAAGATCTAAAGATTCATTAATTGCACTTCCTAAAGAGTAGCATATTAATACTATTATTAGTAGCATGTTCACCTCAAAAAAAGTTGAATAGGCTTATTAATAAACATCCTGAACTACTTACTCAAGATACTCTTAACTTAGTAATTCATGATACTATAGTTGTAGAAAAGTATAATTATGATACTATTACACAGCTGTCTTATCATGATTCTACTATTGTGGTAAACAATGAAAAAGTATATCTAAAATATTTTTATGATACTTTGACAAAAGAAATTTACCACGAAGTAACTTGTTATGGAGATACTGTTTATTTTATTAAAGAAGTACAGGTTCTTGTAGATAAAGTAATTGTAGAAGAACTTACCTGGTGGGAAAAATGGAGAGATACTATTATTATAATTTCAATAATAATTTTATTGTTATTTCTTTTTAAAAAGTTTAGTAAAGTATTGCTTTAAAATAATTATATTTGATAATGAGTTATAGAGAAGTAGAAGTAGAAGTAAAAGTTGGCAATAAAGTAGAGCCATATACTTTTAATGTAGAAAACATAAATTACTATAGAACTTATACTGATAATTCTGGAGAATTAAAAACAATGATATATTTAAGAGGCTCATTAAAGGGTATTGTATTAAATATTGGTTATGATACTTTAAAAAGCAAACTACAACAAAGTGTTAAAGAGATTGAACACGTTTCTTGATTCCTGTTAATTTTGGATTCGTAAAAAAAAAAGAGAGCGCTTATTTGCTCTCTTTTTTAGTTTGTATAAATAACTTTCTTGTTATTCTAACTTCTTCAGATAATTTACTTATTTGCTTAAATAAGACTTTATCTGTATCCATATAATCTTGTATAGATTTTTTAGCGTGTAATACAGTTGCGTGATCATACCCACCATAATAATCTCCTATTTTGATTAATATTTCATTTTTTAAATGTGTTTGTGCTAAAAACATCATAAGATGTCTTGCAAAAACATGTTTACGTTTTCTTGATCTTGCGAAAACTTCTTCTTTACTCATTTCGAGTTCAGAACAAACTAAATTTCTAATAAATTTATAACCATCAAGTTTTAATCCAGGAATGGTCATATAAGATAAATCTAATTTATTTTTCACAATTGTTTCTTGATGTATTTCTTCATTAATAATTGGCATAATTCTTCAGGTTTAATTTGCATGTGATTTGCAATGTTAATAATATAAGAAAAAGGTATATCTCCTTTATTGAAATGATGTTGCAATAATTGTGGAGATATACCAATAGAGCGAGCTAATTCGCTTTTATTGATTTTACATTTTTTGCAAAATTTATGTAAATCAAATGTTATAATCATAATTAAATTGTTCCGAAGTAACAAAAATTATTTACGTATTCTTTATCGTAATTATTTAAATTATTTTTATGTACTTCTAATAAATACTCATATTTTTCTCTTCCAGCTTGTAGTGTTTCAGCTGAAACTTCATAAATACCTACAGTGTATGGATATGTTTTTTCTACACATATAAACCAAAACTGGTCTAATCCTAAAATATCACAATATAAAGCTGCTTGTCTATCTAAATTGTATTTTTTTAAATTTCTTAGAAAATTATAAGGATTAGGAGTTTCTTTAAATCCTTTTAAATCAACTATATAATTTCCAATATTAATTGCGTCAACTTTACATTTACAATTTATACCATTTAGTTTTTTAAAATATGCTTTTTCTTTTTTTGTGTTGTGTAATAATTGTTTTACTTGAGTAATAGCTTCAAGTTTTTCTTTAATTAATGTTAGATGTAAATATAATTCATGACTAATTTCTTGTTTGTTAAGATTTTCGTTTTGAATTTCAATTTTCCATTCTTTATATTTTTTAGTAGCTCTTGGTTTTGCTCCACCAATTTCTTCTATAATTTCTGTATCATTAATGTACCAAAATCTATTATCAAATTCTTCTGGTTCTAAAATATAACAATGTAAAGCTCTTCCGTCTATATATGCTTGTTTAACGCTTCTCCAGGCTGGGTATTTTAAATATGCGTCTAAATGTTCAGGTGAATCATTTAAATGCTTTAGCATAGAGTTTGTAATATAATCTACATCACTAAAATATTTAGTATCATTCCATTCTAATAATCTTTCTTGATTTGGATCATATTTCTTGACTTCATTAATAAAGTCTTTTGCTTGAGTACTTGGTATTAATCCCATTTTCTTTTTTTAATTTTAAAAGGTTTTTCTCTTTGTGGAGGTAATTCCTTTTCATATTCATCTCTTGTCAAAAAGAAAAAATCTTTATTTCTTTTATTTAAATACTTTACAAATAAATCTATATTAAATTTTCTTTCATTTTTAACTGTAACATATTCTGGAAAAAACGTTAATCTTTTTTTATCTTCTTCAGATATGTCTACATCTTTTAAAAGGTTCTTAACTGCTACATCTTTACCTTTATAGTCTATTAAAACTTTTTTAGGTGGATTGTGAGTTATTGTACAATATTTAGAAGATCTAAATAATGCTAACCATTTTTTGATTACAGAGACTTTGTAATTTGTCCAAATTACTCCTTCTTTATCGTAATCATCTAATAGAAAAACTTTATTAAGATACTTCGTATTTAAATTGTTTAATAGTTTTGACATTTTTATATTTCAATTTTCTGGGAGTAAATGATTTATCAGTTAATAAATATCTTTCAGGAGTAAATGTTGCGTTAAATACTTTATTAGGTGTTACAATTTGTATGTATTCTTTATACACATTATATACCCATTTTATATTTAATGTTGCTAACCTGGTCATATTTTTAAAATCAAAATCTCCTTTAATTTCCCATATTGAACAATTATTAAAAGCAAGAAACAGCGAAGTAATTTTATTTCCTTCATCAATATTTTGATAAAATAGATTTTTAGCACTTTCATTCCACCAAACATGAACATCAGGAGTATATGAATGAGGATGTAAAACTGTGCTTTCCATTTTTTTATCTTCTACACGTTTCATTGGTTTAATCCAAGTATATGTTACTTTATTAGATAAACTATAAGATTTGTAATGAAATTCATATTTATCTACATATCCATTATTAACTAATGTTTGTAAATACCAATCCATATATTTTTCTTCGTTACTATCGAAATTGTTCATATAACTTGTTTATTTTTTCTTCAAAATCTATGAAGAGCCAGTCTAATTTAAGCTCCAGCTCTTCATATAATCCTTCTAACATTTCATTCATTTATTATAACTTTTATAAAATTCAACTAATGCTAAATGTTTCTTTTTAACTTGATTATTAAATTCTTTTGATTTTTCAGCTTTATTATGACAATTGCGACATAATCCAGCTAAATTTTCAATATAATCTTTAGTCTTACTTCCACCCATTCCTCGAGCTTCAATATGATGTACATCTACAGCTTTAGAACCACACATTTCACAAGGGTGAAAATCTTGTTCTCCTATGCTGAAAAATTTAGTATATATTTTAGTGTGTTTCTTCATCGTCTTCAATAGATTTTTTAATAGCAATAATTATTAATGATACCATAATAATAGTAAAACCCATATATATTATTGCTTCAACTAATTCAATCATTTTTCTTCTGTAGAAAACATATTTATTAATGTGTTTTTAATAAAAAACAATAAAATTCTTAATCCCCATCCTATTACTAAATAAATGGAAATAAATAATGCTGTTATAAATCCTAAAAATTTATATATCATGATTAAGTGCTAAATATTTTAAAACCATTAGTTCTGTTACTTGATTTGGTTTTATATTATAAAATCTTGATGTTTCATGGAACCATCTGTTTATTTTGTTTTGTAAGTTTATTATTTTACTTGCCGCCATCTTTTTTTAGTTTTAAAAAATGTATCTAATTGTATCTAATGAAAAAAACTTTTCATATTCATATTTAAATTGTTTAATCCAAACGTTTTTCCATTTTATAGGATATCTCATAACACCAGATTTATTTTTTATTTCAGAAGAATATTTCATTAATTCTTTTGCTTCTGGTAATGCTTTATCCATTTGGAATTTATGATTAGTTAAAGCTATAATTTCACATTTTATAGTGCCTACTATTTCTTTAATTGATTTAAATAAATTAACATATTCTTCTCTCCATCCTTCTACAAAAATTAAAGGACTATAATTTATATGTACTTCCCAACCTAAATCTTTTAATCTATTTATGTCATGTATTCTGCTTTCAATACTTTGCATTTTAGGTTCAAGTATATTAGAAAACTTTTGAGGCATTAAACTTACTCTTACTCTTGGAGCTTTATAAAAATGCGTAACATCTAAATTTAATAAACCTGGGTATTTTGTAGCCATAGTTGTATTAAGATTAGTGTGGTTATCATATCTTTTAAGATAATCTATTAATGGTTCTGGAGTATGTTTTTGCATTAATACTAAATCTGTATTGCAAGCTATATCTACCATAGTATATATAGGGTCTTGTTGATCAGGTTTTTTATTATATGTTTTTTCCCATTCAACAACAGATTGAAATATATCTTCTACATTTTCATTTACAAATACTCTATGACCATTATATCTTGACATATAACAATATGTATCTATGCAATTTCCAAAACATCCATATATTAAATTTGGAGCTATACAATTTGCACTATTATTATTAGGTTTAGTTTCTAATGTTTTAGTTTTTTGTTTTTTTAAATTCATTTTAAATTCCAATTTGATTAATAAAATTTTCTTCATTGGGATCTGGAATGTCAATTCCTCTAACAGCCCAATGATTTTGAATTGTTTGTTTAAAATCATTAAATTGTATAGTGTTCATAGATTTTGTAGATACATCATTAAAAATTAAAATTTCTTTACCTAACACATTTAAAGTGTTAAACTTAGAAGCAATAACGACAGATTTATGATATGAGTGAATTTCTTCTTTAGTAAATAATTCACCTTGTATATTGTATAAATCTTCAGTAATTTTTTTTAAAGCAACTCCCCAATACCATCTGTTTTGAGCATTAGAACGATTTTTTTTATGTTTCTTAATGTTTATAACAACATCTTTACCTTCTATTGATGAAATAAAAGATTTTACTTTTTCTTCATTTAAGAAAGTCAATTTTCCTTTTTCTATTTTAGATATAAATTCCATAATATTAAATAACAAAGGACACCGAAGTGCCCTTTATTAATCTTAAAATGGTAAATCATCGCCTTTTTCATCACCTAAAGAATCATCAGACATACCCTTATCAACAACTGGCTCTGCCTTGGGGGCAGCCGTTGTTGATTGTTTATGTTCTGATTCCCATTCTGCTAATCGAAGATTAAATTTCTCCATATCAGTAGGTCTTAAAGGAGTGTGAAAATATGATTGTACACCTTTTATTGTTTCTTCTGGCTTAGAAGAAAAACTATATTCAATTATTTCTTTTATAACAGGTTTGTTAAAATTGTTTTTGTCTTTACCTATATATTCAGATTTTTTAAATAAAGCTTTTATTTTACTTCCAATAATAGAATTTAAATACTCACCACCTTTTAAATTATCATCAGCATTAGCATTTGACAAAAACTCTTTAAGTCTTTTTAATTTAAATTCTCTGGCTTTTTCAGATTCTTTTCCTGTTAATAAATAAAAAGTAACATTACTTGTTTTTTGATCTTCAGTTTCTACTGCAAATTCAATATAAGGATTACCCTTATAATCTTTTCTACTTTCAGAAAGAAGATATGATTTAATCTTAACTATAAATACTCCAGGCTCATTTATAAATTTGCTTGAATTATCAAAGTCTTTTACGAGCTCTAACTCTGCGTTTATATCCATTATTTATCGGTTTTTTTGATTTCTGTTTTTTTATCCCAACCATAATATTTATCAACTTCATCTAATATTACTTTAATGTCATTATCCATAATTGGAGGTAACATTTCCATTGGTGATTTAGCTGATATTCTATTATATCCAGGTTGTTTATTTGTTATAAATCTATATTCTTGCTTATCGTTTATTTCTTTAGCTTCAGAATAAATTACTATTACAAATTCTTTTTCAACTTTTTTCTTCCAACTACCATCTACAGCTATAAATCTTTCTTCGACTCCAGAATCTCCTTCAACGAATTGATCTATACCTATAAAAATTATGTATTTATCTGTATTCTTAGACATTTCCATAATTTTCTTGATTTCATTCTTATAATAATCCCATACATCAAAACCATCGTATAATGATTTTGCTTTCATGTATATTGTTTCTATTAAAGAAGTAAAACTTTCAATTACTATTATATCTACATTAGGATTTTCAATTGCTTTAGATAAAGCTGTTTTAAATAATTGAAGAGAATTAATTGGTACATTAAGTTTAAATTCTATTCCTTTTCTAAAAGGAAGAGCTTTTTGTTCAGTATTTAATATTACTGTTCTTTCAGGTGGTAAGTTACGCATTGACGTACTTTTACCTGTCCCTGATGGGCCACATATAAAAATATTCGGTTTCATTTAGTTTTTAAAAATTAGAATTACTAATTCATTTTCTAATACATTTTCGTATTCTTTTTCTATCTTAGGGACTGGTTGAATTTCTTTTTTCCCTATGTTAATCAATTCGCCAAATTTAGATTTGCATCTATGCATAGTTGTTACTTCAACTAATCTTTGTATTAATAAAAAATCTTGCATTTTAGCATTTTCATTTAAGCGAACATTAACTTCTTTCAAGTATTCATCTTGATTAATTTTATATTTTAATACTTTTTTCAAAGTTGATATTTACTGATTAAATTTAAAGATATACTTTAAGAAAAGCAAATTATTTGTATCTTTTTTGATGTTTTCTTTTTCTTAAATTTATATCATTTCCTTCTTTCTGAATTTTGTTTTTATAGCGTTTAAGCATTTTAATTTTGAAATATCCCTTAAGATTAATTTCTTCATTTTTTTGCAAAGCTTGTCTTACGCTATTAAAAAAATGAATAACTACAATATTTACCACAGCACCGTCAATCCCTAATTTTTTAGAAATCTCGGTTATAATTTTCGAATGCTTGTAATTTTTCATTTTCTAAAAATTCTACTTCAGAAGCAAATTTGGCAAATTTTCCTATATATTTTAAGTTTTCACTTCCAATACCGGTTGATCTACCTTTTGCTATTATTATTTCTACGTTTTCAATTTCAGGTATTCTTTCTTCAATATCATAATAAGCTGGTCTATAAACAAACATTACCATATCAGCATCTTGCTCAATAGCACCTGATTCTCTTAAATCAGATAATATTGGTTTTTTACTTGCTCTCTGTGATACAGCTCTGCTAATTTGAGACAAAGCTATAATAACTAATTTTAGTTCTCTACATAGCTGTTTAAATGCTCTTGATATTTTAGATATTTCCTGTTCTCTTGTTCCAGATTTACTTTTTAAATTAATAGTTACTAATTGTAAATAATCTACAACAAAAAATTTACAATTATTTTTAATATTTAATTTTCTGATTTTATTACATATGTGATTTAAATCGCCAGATTTATCGTCAATAAAATAATTTTCATTTTCAAAATATTTGGCAGAATCATAAAATGCATTCCAATCTGTTGAGGTTAATTGTTTTTTTCTAATCTTTCCTAAATCTATACAACCATGAGATGCAATCATTCTTGTTAACATTTGCTCTTTAGACATTTCTAAAGAAAAAACAGCTACAGGTAAGTTTCTAATAATGTGATTTTTAACAATTTCTAATACAAATGCTGTTTTACCCATAGAGGCAGCTCCAGCTATTATAATTAAATCTGATAATTCCCATCCAAATATAAAATTGTCAATTTCTTGAATAAATGTTTTAATATAATTTTTGCCCTCTTTATCTGACATATTATCAATAACTCCTTGTAAAGTTTTGATAGGATTATATTCTTCAACATCTGCATATTCTTGTAATTCAACAATTTTATCTGTTATTTTAGCTATTATATCATCTGGACTAACCATATCATTAGAATCTTTATTAATCTCATTTGATAGAGTTAATAATTCTCTTCTGGTTGAATAAGCCATTAATAATTTAATATGCTGTTTTATATGAGCATCAGATGAAACTCTATCTGCTATATCGTTAATGTAATCTATTAATGTATAACCTGTTTTTTCAATAATTCTTGCATTATAACCTTTTGAAGTTACTTTATCTGTTACAGTTATAATATCTATTTTGGAATCTTCTGCACATTCTTTGATTGCTGTAAATACGTATCTTGATGATTCTGTAGAAAAACCTTTAATATTAACCTGGTCTGCAAATTCATAATATCTGTCAGGATAGTTAATAAAAGTTCCTAATACAACTTCTTCTAAATCGCTATTATTTTGTCCAAAAAATGTACCTTCTTGTAAAAATGTTAGTTGGTCTGTCATATAATTTATAATTTCAAGGCACACCAAAGAAGGTGTACCTTGATTAATTTAGAAATCTTTAAAAATTTCATTTAATTTTTCATCAGTAAAAAATCCTTGATCTTCTGCTAATTCAGATACTTTTAAATTATCATAAAAGTCTTTAAGAACAAAAGTGTCAAGTTTTTGAGTTATAGCTTGATAACAAGATAAATGCAAAGCTTTAATAGGAAATTTCCTATCATAGTATTCAGTTACTGCTTGTTGTCTTTCTATATCTATATTACTTGGTGAATCTTTGTATATCTTAGATATAATCTTAGGATCTCCTTTATATTTTGCTAAAATAAAAATATCTTTTCCTTTGATATTTCCATAACCATCATAAGAAGGGTCTATTATTATATCATTTTCTGTAACTAATACAATTCCATTATCATATTGAGTATACGCATTTTTAATGCTCTCATTACAACAAGAGCAATCCCAACTAAAGAATCCCATTATTCATCTTCTTTAAAAAAACTTTCAACTTTAGATAGTAAAGATTTTGCTATTCTTTCTTTACCTTTTTGCTCAACTCTATGAGAAATCATTGCTTTAATAAACAATTTTAAACTTACTGTATTTGGACTACCATATTGTTTTTCAGTTGCATATTTTTCAAATATTTCAATAACGTCTGATTTATTAAAATTAACACAAGAAGCATCATATCCTTGAAATTTTGTTTTTTTCTTTTCTATTTTATCTTTGATTAATAGAGCAAGTTCTTCAACTTCTACATCATAAAGGTTATTTACTTTTTTTTCTAAAACTTTTTCAATTTTCATATTTTAGTTATTAATTTACCTGCGATATCTTCTATATCTCTTTTTCTTCGTGTATTTCCAGTTTGAACACCTACTTGAGTCATTGCTTGAGTAAGTTTCCAAATAGTATTTCTACCTTGTACACCATGTTCTGGGTTATTATCAGATAAGATATCAGTTAATGATTTAACTTCTTCTTTTCTCATACCTAATTTTGGAAGTAATTTAACTTCGTGATCTAAATTAATTAGCTTAGAACCGGCTTTCTCAATGTTTTGAATTTCATTAAATAAATAACTACTATCAAAAGCACTTTTTACAATATCTCTAACTAAAGAAGCTTGAGTTTCGGTATCTAATTTATATGTTTCATTACTTAAAATTAAATTATCTGGTAACTTTTTACCTAAATGAACTTGTCTAATTAAATTTTCTCTTGTCATTCCATTTAAACAAACTACTTGCATAGAATATGATTGAACTCTTAATGCTCCATCTCCATAATCAGAGTTAGAAATTCTAAGTCCAAATACCATATATGTTGTACCATTGTATTGTGTTTGTACAGGCACTACTTGAGGTAATATAAATTCTATATAAGTTCTTGTAGGGTCATAACAACAATCTAATAATTTTGCTCCTTGATCTACACAGGCGTTAAAAAATTCAGCATAAATTTCAGCTGTATTTAATCTTCTATATTTATCAGACAAAACACCTTTAACTTCTCCATTTAGTTCTCTTAAAAGATATCTTTTGCTTTCATTATTAGTTGAGTGTTCATTTAATAATTTACTTGCTAAATCTCTTTCCCATTGCTCTTTACCAGTAGCTAAATTTTTCAAATAGGTTGTAGGTATTCCAAATTTATCTGCAAATTGTCCAATTGCATGTCTATGAATATTCTTTTCAGCATTTTCAAATTGCATTTTTACTACACCATTTGAATTAAAATTAATTATAGGTGAATCTTTACCAATAGGAACAACATAATCTATAATGTTATTACTTTCGTCTTGAATTTTTTGAATAATTGGCATTTTATCAGATGCATTACTCAATTTTCTTGTTATTTTTTCTTGAAGTATAGACTTCTCTGTTGGGTCAATTGTTTGTATTTCCATATATATATATTTTAAAACAAAGGACACCAAAGATTTGGTGCCCTTTTATTTATAATTTAATTGGATTTACTATCATTTTATCTAAATTCATAAAAATTCCATTTTGTGAAGTTCTATATTGTCTAAATAATTTCCATAGTAAATTCATACCAAATTCTGCTAATGTTGAATTAACTAATAAATCTTGTCGATTTAAAGCTTCTAATGTACTACAGCTGGGTGTATCATCATTTTCAATTAATTTACCTAACGTTTTTTCCATTTCAATAATAGTTGGCATTGTAATACATTTAGCACCTTTAGGTTGATTAATATGACCCATTGTACCTAATATTGCTTGACCGTAATTATTTCCATTTCCAAAATCTAACCAATAATAACAAGTATTATATGGTTGTTCTGTTCTTAATTTAGTTTTAACTTTTTGAATGTCTCTTCTAATTTGAACATTATCAACACAAGTAATAATTATATTATATTGTATTCGTGGGTTTTCAAAATCAATTTCAAATTTCTCACTATAACTATCCCAATTTGTACTATAGAATCTGTTAATTCTTTCTATTGTTACGTCTGATTTATTTCTCCCTAAATCCACTTCTGAAAATAATTGTCTGCCAATATTTGCTTGTGAAACTTCTTCAGGATCATAACATCTTACAAAAAAACCTGGATGTCCTAAACCTATTAATCCAGCATTCATTCTTCCTAATATAGCTAAAACTGAACTTCCTGTACCTCCAGCTCCTATTACTGCAATAGTTACTTTATGTACTGGTGCTATCAGAGATTGCTCCATATAATGATACTTCATATTAAATCTTTTAAAAATTTATTATAACTTGTAAGATTTGCATTGTCATTAAAACCATTTCTATCCCAAATAACATTAATATTGTTTTTAAAATTAGAATGATTTAAATGAGTAAATTTTGAATTAAAAAACATTCTTTCTATATGTATTATTAATTCTTCTAAATCAGATATATTCCAATCTATTTTAGCATTACCCATACAAACTTTACCATCATTATAAATGTTATGAAAAGGAGCATAATAGATTTTAGTTTTTAAACCTCTATCTAATTTATATGCATAAACATATAATTCTCCGTTTTTAACTTGAAATATTAAATTAGGTATTATTTTACGTTTATTTTGTATTTGATTAGTTTCGCTAAAAGTTAATTCTCTTACACTTTTCTTAAATAACCACATCAAATTTAAACTTTGATCTTTTAAATTAAAACGTACAACATTAGATGGAATAAAGTTTTTAAACTCATATTTACTTTTGTCTATACCTTTAATTTCTTCAAGTAATTTACCTAAAAGTTTAACTCTTGCTGGTTTACCAGGTCCAAATGTAAATTTATTGTCTTGTAATTCTTTAATTGTATGTTCTTCAACATAAGATGAAGATTCACTATGATATACAATTAAGCTCATTACGGGTTTTAGTGTTTCTGGAACATTGTTCATATTTTAATTTTACCTTCTTCAGTAAAGCTTAGTTCTATTTGTTGTCCTATAGATTTTCTTATATTTCTATTTGTTGGATAAATAAACATATGTTTAGAAAAATTACCTTTAAAAATGTAACCTTTATCTAACATTTCTTGTTTATTGTAAGTCTTAGCACCTGATTTTCTGCTAACCATTTCTCCTTTATCATTTACATAATAAGGGTTCTTTTTAGTTATTCCATTATAATCCCAATTAGAAGCTCTATATAAGCCACCATTGTGATTATGAGCAGTATCAGCATATGTTAATAACGTTTGCCATCTTTTAGTATTTAGCATTTTAATACTTTTGCTAATTAAAAATGAACCTGCATTTTCAGGTCTATTTTCAACTAAACAAAATCTACTTAATCCTAAAACTGATTGATGATTATTACTAACATATTTAGCTGCTCCTAAAGCTGGTGTATTCCAAATTGCAACTCCATGTAATGTTGAAGGATCTCCTTTATAAAAAAGACCATAACATCTATGAGCTAAATATCCAGCTTTATGTGCATAATGCCATTGTTCAACAAAATTATCTGCTTCAGATTTTCCTATTCTTTGAACTTCCCATTCATTTTTAATTAACTTCATTATTCATAAATTAAGTAACTATTTTCTAACCATTTTTTATATTTTTCTGGAAAATCATTATTATAATCTTTTAAAAAAGGATTATTTTCTGTTAATTGTTGTTCTTTATAAAATGGTAAGATTTCACAGTTATTATAATAATACTGACCTTGTTCTTCATATCGTTGAAAAACAAAATCTGTTTCTTCAATAGACCATAAAAAATTAGCATAATATTCTGGACCAAATAAATAATCATCTACATCATTATTTTTCATCAGACTTTTAAATGGAATAAAATCGTTAAAATTAACATTTACAATTTCAAAACCTTCTTCAATCCATGCAACTAACTTTTGATCTTTATAATTATTTATTTTTATTTTACTCAATTTATCTTTTAAAGTAAATTCAGTATCTATAGATTTTTCAAAATTAACTTTTTGATATAATGGTAAAACTTTATTTCTATAAACTTTTAAAGTTTGTTTCATTTCGTCCATTTGGTCAATATCATCTATATCTTCTAAATTTTCAGTAAAATAATCATCTGAAATATCTACCATATAATCTATATTATGTAAGAATGGTATATTAAATTTTTGAACTAAATAAGAAAAATAATCCCACATAAAAGTTTGAAATTCTTCTTTTAAATTAAAAATCCATTCTAATTCAGCACAAAATCCATTATCAAAACCATTTCCTTGTCCAGTCCATAGTTCTAATTCCATTTTATCATTTTGATATATATTCCAATTATTTAAATCTTTAGTTATTTTTTTAATTAAATAATTATTAAACTCATATATATCCATGTTAGGTATATCATCATTTATATAATGTTTTCCAATTGGATATAACAATTTTAATAGCTGTTTAGGATTTTTGTAAAAAATTAAATCAGATTTAGATTTTAAAATAGGGGTCTTAATAGACAAGAAGGAGTTTTTAGTCTTTCTTCTTGTACTACATTTCGTTTGTCTTCGCTTTCGTGCAATATTATTCTTGCAATCGCCACGTTTGGATTGATGTATTTCTTGGGTTTGCATTCTAATAGTTTTATGTATAAGTTTTCTTTTTTCATAATCAAGGAACAACAAAGTGTTGCTCCCTGATTATTCTTATTCATAAAACCATTCCTTTTTAAGCATATTATGGTGCAAATTATTTGCTTTTAATGTTACGTTTTCACTACACATATAACTTGTGCTACTTCCGTATTTTTCATTTACAAAACTGTCAAAATCAAATCTATTCTTTTGATTTTCAGATTTAAAATTGATAGTTTCAACTATAACACTTGCAGAACTATATTCAAAAATTATAACATAATAGTTCACTTTTTTTTAGTATTTAAATACTTTAAAAAATATCCCTTATTAAAATTTGAACAAGTTTTTTCTATGTGTTTAGTAATTGTAAAAGATATATCATTAAAATCTTGAACAGATGTATGTTTCTTGACCTCTAATAGAGCGTCTGCTACAATAATAAAATCTTTTCTTGTCATAGTTATCCTTTAGTTCCAACGTTATTTTGGAATTTATAAACAACTTTGTCATTTTTAATTTCTGGTCCTACTACAGAAGCTGTAGTTAATTCAGGATATTGTCCAGAATAAAAATCTAATACATCATTAACAGTCATATTGTTAGATGGGTCTGTTAATTCTGTATCTCCATGCATAAAGATTCTTTCTATTTGTTTTATTTCCATTAGTAATAAGTATAATTAGAAGGGTTATTATTTAGTTTTTCGTTTCTTTGATCAATAATCATTTGAGTTTGCTCATCAGTTATTGTAGTTCCTAAAGAATTATTTTCTTGTGTAGGTGGAGTTTTATATTCTTCAATATTAGCTTCATCTATTCTTGCTTCAAATTCTTTATCTTCATTTACAATCTTTGGTGTTCCATCAGGATATGTAGGTTGAGCTGGTTCAACTTGAACTGGTTCAGCTCTTGGTACATCAGGTAATGGTTGACTAAACATATCTGGTTGAGAGTTATTTGCATCACATTCTTTAACAAGCTGTGTAGCTTTACTAAATTTAGGATCATCTTTAAGAATTTCATTACAGATAAATTTACATTTATCATATTCTTTTTCATCCCAATATTTTTGAGCTTTTTCAAGTTGTTTAACTGAATTTTCTCTAACTTTCTTTTGTTTGTCTTTTTCTGCTTTTGCTATTGCTGATTCTTCTTTAGCTTTTTCTACTGATTGTTCGTGTTGATGTATATTTCTTAATAATCCACTTGTTTGTTGTAGAGGTTTAGCTAATAATTGAAAAAATTGAGCATCAAATTCTTCTACAGTACCAGTAAATAATATTGGTTGTAGTAAATCTTTTGCTTTGTCTTGAACTTTTATTAATGGGTTTACACTTACAGTTAATTCATGTTCATTATTCTTTCGAATAGTAATATTAACTGTTTCGCTTATTAATAATAAGTTGTTAATTTGTTGGAAAAATTTATCATTCATATATATAGTTTTAAATTATCAAGCCACACCAAAGTGATGCGACTTGATAAAATTTCTTAATCAAATAGATTAGGATTTAAGTTATTTCTTTGAGTAGTTAAAGCATGTGCTACAGAAAATATAGCTTTTGCTCTTTTACTTAAAGATTCAATATAAATATTTAGCTCATCTAAATCTTTAGATACATAATATCCTTTAGAACTACTTACTAAACAACTAACTTTATCATATAATCTAATATGATTTATAATCTTCCTTATTCGAGCTCCAGTTATTTTTTTATAAGATGGAGAGTTAAGGTAAAAATGATTATTTAATTTTCTACACATTTCAGCATTTGTAATAGCATTACTTTTGCCTATTCTTTTTTGTAATCCTTTAATAATTACCGGCATTAGTGTATTTTTTTCATAATCATTTAATGGTGCTGTTTGATTTTCGAATCCTGGTATCATTCTAAATGATTTAATTCAGATAAATCACTTAATAGTTCCCAGTCTTCACTTACATGAAATGGTGAATTTTCTGCATAATAATATTTAATTCCATCTTCTTCAATGAAATCATTTTTATTTTGTCTAATAAACGATTCTCCATACCTACCTTCTAATTCTTCTTTAGTAAAGTATCTTGTACAATCTACAGCAGCATATTCTCCTGTAAAATTTGGTTTTACAATTGTATCTTCATCTACTCTGTATAGAGCTCCTGAAATTACTAACATAGCTATGATATTACAGGAAATGTTAAAGATTTATTATCTGGAGATTGACCAAATAATGCACCAGCATCGTTACCTTCATCATCTTTTGATGGAAATAATAATGAGCCATCACTTAATTCTAATACAATAGATTTTCTGTGCCAACCCATTCCTTTCATTTCAATAGTAGTTAAATATCTTACATCTACAATAGTTCTTCCTTTTAGATGTTTATTTCCGTATTCTTCCCAATATTTATTATTTGCCATTTTTTATATTTAAAAGTTTAATTAAATCTGTTTTTCTTAACTTATTATAGATATAAAATAAATTTCTTCTATAACCTATAGGTTCTTTTACATATTTACCAGTTTCTGATAAACCTATACACCTATAAGCAGAAGTATCTAATAAAGTTAGTTGTGCTATTATTTCTTCTTTACTCATAATTTCCATATAATAAGAATATAAAGAAAAAGAATAAGCATAGTGTTTACTATACTTATTCTTAATGCTTTTTTAGCTGTTATGCTACTTCTATATTTCATAGAATGATTATCTGTTCGAAAACCCATTAGAATTTGCTTGAAATTTAATTTCTTTTACATCATAATCATGTACTATAGGTGCTACTTGTCTACCCATTCCAGAATAAGTTGTTTGACAACTGGAAAGTGTAATAGCCATACATAAAATAATTGCTAATGTAGTTAGTCCAGCTACAATTGTAGCTAATGTTTCGTGTGCGAAATATGTTTTTGTTTTTTTCATCTGTGTAGTTTTTAAATGTAAACTACACCAAAGCAAATTATCTGCTTTTTAATGATGGTTTTTTGTAATAAGGACTTGGAATAATATTAATTTGATTTAATCTATAGAATTTACCAATTTCTAATGTGTCTTTAGTTAATATAACTTCAGCGTTTTTTGTTTTAGGATTATGCAGATGATATAAATTAAGTCTTACTTCACTAACTACCTGGTATTTAGAACAGCTTAATAATATTATGTTAAATAGAAATGCTATAAATATTTTGTACATTATCTAAAGATAAAAAAAAAGGGAAACAATGTAAAACACTGTTCCCCAATTTTTATGTTGACATTAATCAACGCACATAATATTGGCTGAATGCTTGGCTGACATACTCATTCTGCATTTAATTAAAGACAATATACGCCACTGTCTACCAATTTTTTAATCTTTTGGTCTTATATCAAGATCATCTAACTTTTTAACGTCAAATCCTATTAATTTAGATAATCCAGTATCAAAATCTACATGATTACCTGAATATTTTTTTACAATATCAGTTTTTAATATTGTAATTTTATCAGGTACTTGTTCTGATGGATTAACTAAGCTATCATACCATTTATCAGCTTCTTCTAAACTGTCACATAATGTATGAGATAGTAAATCTCCATTTTCTTCTACAAAGTATCTAAAATGGTCTACACCATCTAAATCTCTGTATTTAAATTCTTTAATTAATTGATAAGTATTTTCTTGCATAAATTTAAAATTATATTGTAAAACTAAAGAACAACAACGTACATTAAGTACGTTATTGTTCTAATTATCCTATGACTATCTCAATGGTATCATAGTTTTTACAATTTTGTGTTTAAGGTTTCCCCAGGGCTTTAAATAAGCTATGTCTTTATTGTTATTTCTTCATTTCACAAGTGTATTCAATTTTTTGGTTAATAGCTTCTAATGAGCTGTAATACTTTTTTTTGTAAAAGAATACTAATTTATTATTCTGGATAATAGGTTTAGCTAATACAAGATTACCTTCTACATTAATCAGAACTTTTTTTATTCTTCCTTTAGGATCTAATTTCATTTGTATTTTTCGAGTAATACAATATGTTTTTAGAGCTGAATATAGCTTTCCAGCTATCTTAAAGTCATTTTTTTTAAGATTAATACTTAGTTTTTCCAGACTTTTAAGTTCAGTTTCTTTTAAAATGTGCGCAATTTTTGTCATAATCAGTTAAATTTAGATTGATTTATATATAGTTAAAAAATGCAGATTATTATATAAATAAAATGCAAGCCACAACAAAGAGCTGTGGCAAGCACTAAAACGCACAATTTTATTTACTCTAAAATTCGGTGATTTTTGATAAATCTTTTAACTTCAAATAGCAATAGTTTATCTTCTACTATTTGTTTTAAGCTCCATTTTCTTATATCTATATATAGCTTAAGCGTTATATCTAATTCACTTCTGTCAAAATAATGTTCTGTTTTAATATCTAAGCGTTTCATCTTTAATAACTCAAGTTTCATATGACGCAAATACATATTATAATCTTCTATAATTGTTAGTAGGTAGTAAAACCTAAATAACAAAAGTAGAAATGTTGGTATAAGACAAATTACTAATATTCCTGGGATCTCAATTGTTTCCATGTTAGTTTTAATTAGGGGTTTTAAAAAATTAATTTCTATTCTACAATTTACAAATAACATTTTACTTGAACAGCCCGATGTTACTCTAAAAGGTTTCCGGCCCTATTGGGAGTTCAATCAAAAAAATATAATCAGTAAAGTATCAAGCAATAAAAAAGGGAACAACTTTTATGTTGTTCCCTATATTTGAATTTAAATTATCTACTATGAAAGTAAATGATTTTTCTCGTAAGAGCTTACTTTGGTTACTCCATTTTTAGCTACAAACGTTTTTAGAATTATAAACTTATTTAAATGCTCTTGCATTAAACCTACTAAATTATTAGCAAATTGTTGAACTTTAGTTTCATCAATTCTAATAGCAGTATAAGTTCTTTCAATTGCTACAGTCTTTTTAGTTCCATCTGCTTTTAAAACTTCTTCAGTTTTAGTATATGCAGTTGCCTCTACTAAATCAAATCTTTCATCTCCTAAAGACGCTCTAATTTCTTTCATTTTTTTAGAAAGTAAATCTTTATATGCATCTCCAACATTTTCTGGATTGATTGCAGTAGCTTGTACCCACATACCTTTTAAATCTAAAGTAAAAGTTTGTATTACATTCTGATGAATTTCTCCTGTAGCTGTATTAGTAAAATCAATTCTTTTTGGAATTGCTAAGTTTGGTAATTTACCATTCTTTTCATTCTCAATAAGAAATTCTTTACTAATTAAATTTTGAAATAAATATCTCAATTTATTCATTGAGCTATCAAAATTTCCATAACTACTAAATCTTAAATAATCATCTACTCCCATTTCGGAGTTAAGATTATTTACTAAATCAAATTTAATTGATGTAGAGTTGGTTTTAGGAGATATATGTACGTTACACGCATTTAATCTATGCAAACCATCTTTAGTAGTTCTTCTTTCAGTTACACTCTTAGCTGTATGCTCAAGAGTTAAATCATTCAAATACTGTTCTTCATTAATTATAATCATAATTTTAAGTTTTATTTATTAAACAAAGAACAACAAAGCTTTTGGCTCTGTTATTCTTTGTAAAACTTAATTTAAACTGATATTAAGAAGTTTAGGATATTTTTGATTGAATGTTATCCAATTCTTCATATCGTTAAGTAAATCAAAATATAATTTGTATTTAATCCATTCTTCTAATGGCATAAATACTTTTCTATCTGAAATACTTAATGGTGGAACATTATACAATATATCTATTGTATTTATATGTTCATACATATTTTGGAGTTTATTAATATCCATAATTTATTGTGTTAAATATGCTGTTAACACAACAGAAATTATAGTTATTAAAAATATTAGCATTGCTTCTACCCCTGCTGTATTCTCTGAAGTTTTTTTTTTCATTGTATATAATTTTATAAATTCAACCAACAACAAAGTGCTGGTTGAATAATTTATATGAGAATAAATCTTTCTCTTTTAGCAATGCAGTCAAATATGCATAATATTTTTTTTACTATAACCTCTGTTTTTATATCATCAGGCTCTAAGATTAGTAGAATACAATCTACATTATTGCTTTCATCTAAATATTTAATTTTATGTTTTTTAAACATATCTATAACAATAATGTAAACTTCTTCTGCATAATTCATTGCAGTAAATTTGTCTTCATTACCTCTTACCATTAACAAATGTGGGTAAATTTTCAAGTCATACGTTTTCATAGTATATAATTTATAAATTCAACAGGCACCAAAGTACCTGTTGAAATGTAGAGAAGTTATTCGTTTTAATGTTAAGTGTTCGGCGATCAGCCGACAAGCGTAGCTTGAACGCCAGAGCTTGCTCTGTAACATTAAATAAGAATTACTGAACGGAATTATACACCATTTTGAGTAATGTATTCTTTATTGCAACAAGAACATTTTAATTTCTCAAGAAATAATATACCTTCCATTTCTTCTGGTGCAACTAAATTTGTACCACAAATATGTTCATTTTGAATAAATTCAAGTTCACAATGAGGACACGAATAAGAAGTTGAAATTTCAGTATCTCCATTCATACCTAACCATTTTTTATCTTCTTCAAAAGATAAATGTTGATTAAGAAATAAATAATCTTCAATCTTTTCTTTATCTTCTTTTATAGAAGATTTAACATCATTTATTATTGATTTTAATTCAATGTCTAAATGTTCTGTCATTTCTGATGCATTTAGATAACCCATACATATTAAATCTCTAATAACTTTATTAGCATTTTCAATTTGTACTATATCTTTTTCCATTGAATTAATATCGTTTACGATATTTTTGAAAGTTTTGTAATTCATAATATATAATTTTAAAATTCGAGTAACACCTAAGTGTTACCCGATTTACAATTACATATTAAATTCTTTATGCATTGCGCCAAAGACTTCTATTCCTACATTATATTTTGTTATAAGTAGTACTAAGTCTGGACTATTCTTTTCAGCCCATTTATTAACTATATCCATATTATCAATTGCGTTTAGAAATTGAAATACTAATACGTTAGCTAAATCTTTATCTTTCATAAATTGAACGATATCTTCATTAGTCATAAATGGATGCATTTCTGAATGCTCTTTCCATAATATGTTTACGATATTAGATTTACATTCAGAAGCTTTTTTGTACTGATTAAAAAAAGTTGTTACATAATTTTCCATGATAGTATAATTTTTAAATTCAAGGCACAATTAAGTGCCCTGAATAAAAATGGTTTTCTCATTATATGCTTACCAATAGCATATAAGATGTTATAACTTGTTGTAGCTATAATTACAGACTTCCACAATAAGGATTACTTATCTAAAATCAGATAGCACCTAAGTACTATCTGAATCTTACTAAAATGGTAAATCATCTTCTTTGTTATTTACACAAAGCTCTGAAGCATTACCATTCCAAATTATGTCTATTGGTTCAGATTCTTCTGCAAGGTCAAAACAAAACTTGCACATATGTCCTGGTTCCCATTGATTTTCATCAGGTAAAAACTCAGGTTCAGTACATTCACAACCTTCCCATTCTAAATCTGCTTTAGCAGCTTCAATATCTTCTAAATCCATTTGAAGTTGATTCAATTGCTGTATTACAGCGTCTGTTAACATATTTTTCATAGTTATAAATTTTAAATTCAGATAACACCATAGCAATGTTAACAACTTACTTGCTCTACTTAACATAATAACTTGACTATCTTAGATATTTCTTATAACTTCGCTAACGCATTCGCACAAGCAATTGAGGTACACAACCCTAACAGCTTTCTTATAGCTACTCAAGTCCGTAAGGACACTCATCAGCTACTGCTCAGATTGACTGAAGTTGTTGATTGATATCAGAATGAGGAACGATATTCAATATCAATTTACAACAAAGTACCCGAAACGTTTACGTTTCGAATGGAACACACGTCAGTGTGGTGCCGGATAGGGGGGGTGCCTTGATTGAACGAACCGATAGGGGAGTGAAATAAGTATGTCCTCAGCCCCTT